GTGCCAGGTCGAGATGAAGAATGGAAGAGACAAACAATTTCAAATACTTCAGAATTTCAATTTGAGCAAGAGTTTGGTAATTCTTTCCTTGGTAGAGCTAATACCCTTATTAATTCAAATACTATATTATCTTTAAAGGGTGAAGAACCTATGGAATATAAGAATGGTGTTTCATATTATGAAAAGCCAATTGATGGCTATACATATGTTATGTGTGTTGACGTATCAAAGGGACGAGGGCGAGACTATTCAACGTTTAATGTGTTTCGTGTTGAACTAGATACGTTTAAGCAAGTTTGTGTGTTTAGAGATAATATGATATCTCCACTGTTATTCCCTGATATTATTGTTAAAATTGCGACCTTTTATAATGAAGCAATTCTATTAATTGAAAATAATGATGTTGGTCCTGTTGTATGTAATTCAGTATACTATGATTATGAGTATGAGAATACATTTGTAGAATCGTCAGCTAAAGCGGGGGGAATTGGTGTTTCAATGACTAAGAAGATTAAGAGAATTGGATGTTCTAATCTAAAGGATTTAGTTGAACAAGGTAAGCTTAAAATTGTTGATAGAGATACTATTACAGAGATTACAACATTTGAATCTAAAGGATCTTCATTTGCAGCATCTAACGGTAATAACGACGATTTAATTATGAACTTTGTTTTATTTGCATGGTTTATATCATCTGATGCCTTTGGACATTTAATTAATATAAATATGGATCTTAAAACACTATTGTATGAAGATAGAATAAGAGAGATGGAGTCTAACTTACTGCCTTTTGCATTTATTGAAGATAATAAGCCAAATGATGTATATGATGATTTAATACAACAACAGAAAGAGTGGAATAATCTGTAAACTTACATAACTATAAATATGTCAAGTGAAGTGACTTACATCTTATTATGTTTACTAAACTTATTATACAACTAAAACAACTGAAAGGAAAATTATGGCGTTTCAAGTATCACCTGGAGTCGAGGTAAAAGAAATTGACTTAACCAATGTCATACCGGCAGTATCCACATCTATTGGTGGATTTGCTGGTAGGTTCAGATGGGGGCCAATCGAGCAAGTTGCTCTATTGAGCTCTGAAAATGAACTAGCAAACCGATTTGGCAAACCGAATGATCAATATGCACGATCATTCTATGAAGCCGCATCGTTCTTACAATATGGCGAAGCTCTTAAAACAGTTCGCGCAAACGAAGATGAACTAATGAATGCATCTAGCGGTGCATTGAATGGAGCTATTGAAGGAGTAACTGTTGACGCAAGTCTAGTTGCAGCCTTAAATGGTATCTCTGCAGGTTCAGATATTCTAGAAAACTTTACAATCACTGGCGGTAGCGGTAGTGGTGCAGAGTTATCAGCAGCAAAATATGTTGTTGATACTGTTGCATTATCAAACGTAGGTGTTGGTTATGAAGAAGACGATATTGTTTCTATTACACTCGGAGGTAAAACACTTCAACTTAATGTTGAAACACTTGACGCCGTATCATCTCCAGTTGGAGATGTAGAATCTATTAGACTTACTAATGCAAGTACTTTAGTAGAGTTTACTCCAGCTCAGCTTAAAGGTTTATCAGCAGGCGCTTTAACCAATGTAGCAACTACTCTTGTGAGTGGTGCAGGCACGGGTGAAGGATTGACTATTGATGTTACATTTAAATTAAGCAGTGTTGCTGTTACTGATGGTGGCGTTGGATACACCACAGGTCAAGTCGTTTATGGAGATAGTGAAATCGTAACAGGTGCATTTGCGTTTGAGATTTCTGATGGCTCTGGCGCTGACAGACAGCTTGTTAAAAATGATGAACATTTTGAATCTAGCCAAATTGGCATGTTAGATGATGTTTACTCAAGATATGCCGGTGCAATCGGTAATAAAACTCGCGTTTATATTGTCAGTTCCACTAACTTTGGGCAACAGTTTATCGGAGCCGATGGTGAATTGTTTGATGCGTCAGCTACTTTTGATCAAAAGCCTGATGCTGCCACTGAATTACACATTCTTGTAACTACAACAGCAAAAGAGTTCACTGGTGATAACAGCGAACTAACAGAGCTAGTTGTTGAAAATTGGCCTTTCTTAGGTGTTGATTCAACAGCTAAGTCATCTGACGGTTCAAACAACTATTATGTTGATGTTATTAACGCACGCTCACAGTGGGTTTATATTCCATCTGATATTGCTGCTGTTACATCAAACGGATTGACTACAGCTACTGGTACATATTCTCTTGGTGGTGGTACAGATGGTACTGTTGCTAGAGACGATGGTTTGATTCTTGCTGCTTTAGATCTATTAAGCGATGCTGAAACTGAAGATGTAAATCTTATTTTCACTGAATCAGATAGTGCTGTCGGAACTACTACACTTGGCAACGCGGTCTTATCTGTAGCCACAGGTAGAAAAGACGCTGTTGCATTTGTTTCTCCTCCAGTTAATGCTACAAAGGGACAGTCTGCTAATAACGCTTTGGATAATGTAAATGAGTACAAAAGTTCTCTGAGTGCACCTGATTCTTATGGTGTAATTGGTTCAACTTCTCTTTACATGTACGACAAGTATAATGATAAGTTCATCAGCATTGGTTCCCAAGGTCATCTTGCGGGTCTTTGCGCTAATACCGATACTGTTGCAGACGCATGGTTTTCACCAGCTGGATTCAATAGAGGTAATTTGAGAAATGTAGCTAAGGTTGATTTCAATGCTAATAAAGTACAAAGAGATTCGCTTTATAAGAATGGAATTAATCCAATCGTTGCTTTTCCAGGTCAAGGTATTGTACTCTTCGGGGATAAGACGCTTCAATCAAAGCCATCTGCTTTTGATCGTATTAACGTTCGTAGATTATTCATCGTTCTTGAAAAGGCAATTGCAACTGCTGCTAAGTACCAACTCTTTGAACTCAATGATGAGTTCACACGAGCTACTTTCAGAAATGCGGTTGAACCGTTCTTGAGGGATGTACAAGGTCGTCGTGGTATTACTGATTTCTTAGTAATATGTGATGCAACAAATAATACAGGTCAAGTTATTGATACCAACCGTTTTGTAGCAGATATCTTCATTAAACCAGCTCGTTCGATTAACTTCATTACATTGAACTTTATCGCAACAAGAACTGGTGTTGATTTCTCTGAAGTTGTTGGTTTAACTAATGCTTAATCATATAAATAAAGAAAGGATAAATTAACATGAGTTTAAAAGTAGACGACTTAAAAGCAAAATTATCAGGTGGCGGAGCACGCGCAAACCTTTTTAGAGCAACGATCAATTTCCCTGGCTATGCTGGCGGTAATTCTGATCTAACCTCCTTCCTATGTAAGGCGGCTCAACTGCCATCTTCACAGGTTGGTCAAATTGACATACCTTTTAGAGGACGCCAGTTAAAGGTTGCTGGAGATAGAGTGTTTGAAAACTGGACTATTACGGTCATTAATGAAGATAAATTTGAAGTTCGAAATTCTTTCGAGCGGTGGGTTAACGGAATTAATGAACACCAAAATGGAACAGGCATTTTAAATCCATCTGACTATCAGGCGGATTTGATCATCGAACAGTTGAATCGCCAAGAAGAAGTAATTAAGACTATTAATATTGTTGGAGCATTTCCAATTAATGTTGCTGGTATTGATCTTAGTTATGACACTGTTGACACAATTGAAGAATATACAGTTGAGTTTGCATATCAGTATTGGAAAGCAGCTGGAGTTACCAGCTAATTAGTAAATAGATTAAAACACTTAACATACGGGCCTTCAATTATGGAGGCCCGTATTTATTTGTATAAATAATATTATGTCAGAGATTTCTTACGAAAATATATTTGGAGCAGATATTAGCAAAAAGATAGGGTCGCGTGAAGGTAAATTAGATGCTAAGCTAAAATCATTTGTTTCAAAACGAGATTATGAAAGTACCACCGCAGTTTCAGCGGGCGGTTACTATGGTCAATACGTTGATATTGACGGTACATCTGCAGGCTCAGATCGCGAGCTTATTCTTAAGTATAGAGAATCTGCAGCGCAACCAGAATGCGAACAAGCAATTAATGATATTGTTGATGCAGCAATTGTGTCTGATGATATATCTGCACCAGCTGAATTAAATATGCAGGAGTTAGATATTCCTGCAACTATTAAAAAACAGATTGCTGAAGAATTCAGTAATGTTTGTAAGCTTTATAAATTTAACAGAAAAGGATCAGATCTTTTTAGAGAGTGGTATGTTGATGGTAGATTATATTTTCATGTAGTTACCAGTGAAGGCAGTCTGAATAAAGGAATTCGTGAACTTAGACAAATTAACCCAATTCATTTAAGAAAGGTTAAAGAGGTTAAGAAAGTAATTGATGCTAAAACAGGTATTAAAATTCCTAAGACGGTTGCAGAATATTATATCTACTCTGAAGAAACAAGCGATGCTGCCACTTCATTTGTTAGTAACGGTGCGACTTCTGGTATTAAAATAGCGAGTGATGCTATTATTTCGTGTCCTTCAGGTATCTTTGATCCTGCTAATGAAAAAATGATTTCGCATCTTCATAAAGCTATGAAGTTAGTGAATCAGCTTCGTATGATGGAAGACTCCCTTGTCATCTATCGTTTATCTCGTGCGCCAGAAAGACGAATCTTTTATATTGATGTCGGCAATCTTCCAAAGGGTAAGGCCGAAGAATATGTACAATCTGTGATGAGTAAATATCGCAACAAGCTTGTTTATGATTCATCTACTGGTGAGATTAAAGATGATACCCGACACATGTCGATGCTTGAAGACTTTTATATGCCACGAAGAGAAGGTGGTAGAGGTACAGAGATTACAACTCTTCCTGGTGGAGAAAATCTTGGTCAAATTGATGATGTTATTTTCTTTCAAAAGAAACTATATAAAGCATTAAATGTCCCTCTTTCGCGATTAGATCCTGAATCACAATATGCCTTTGGTAGAGCGACAGAAGTTTCACGTGATGAAGTTAAATTCCAAAAGTTTGTGAATCGATTAAGAAAATCGTTCTCCTTTTTGTTAATTGACGCGTTAAGAATTCAGTTAATCCTAAAGGGTATTATTAAACAGAATGAATGGGATACAATTGAAGATTCTATTTCTATTGACTTTTTAGAAGATAACTATTTTTCTGAACTAAAAGAGTTTGAAATTCTGCGTGAAAGAGTAGAAACATTAAATGTTCTTGGTGAATTTGTTGGTAAATATTACTCTGAAAAATGGATTCGTAATAATATTCTACGTCAATCCGATGAAGATATTGAAAGAATCGACAGTGAAATTGCCGCGGAGCCTGATACTGAAGGCGAAATTGACGACGTTTAAACCTCAAAATGTAAATTATTATAAATATAAGATATGGAAAATGCAAGAAAAATATTTGATGCTTTAGTCAATGGTGATGAAGGCGCAGCACAAAAACATTTTAACACTGCGATTAGTGACAAGCTGGAAATGTCAATGGATATAAAGAGAGTCGCTGTTACTGCTGACATTTTTAATAAATCTGTTGATGAATCAGTTGAACTCGAGGAAGCACTTAATGCAAAAGACTTTTTGAAAGGCGGAGACGCTAAAATTTCAGATAGCGATGTTGATGATTTGCTCGGTAAGATATATGATAACAGTACTTTAGCTAAAGCGCTTGTTCGAAATAAGGTATATCAGGACGGAGAAGATAATCCTAAAAAGAAGAATACATACAAAAAAGGAACAGCCGATTTTCACCTCTTCCAATTAGGTCAACAAAGCGAACTTACAAGATCGTAATATGAAATTAATTACAGAACATTTAGATTCAGAACTCGATTATCTTATTGAGAAAGATGAAAAAGGCAATAAGAATACCTTTATTGAAGGTGTTTTTATGCAAGCAGATAAGCTTAACAAAAATAAAAGAATTTATCCTAAAAACGTATTGCAAAGGGCAACTGAAAAGTACGTTAAGGAGCAGGTTAATACTGGGCGCGCGGTTGGTGAATTAAATCACCCCGACGGTCCAGCTATTAATCTTGATAAAGTTTCACACAGAATTACCGAACTCAGATTTGAGGGTAATAATGTTGTTGGAAAGGCACTTGTGTTAAACACACCAATGGGTAATATCGTGAAAGGTCTTGTTGAAGGTGGTGTTAAACTAGGTGTCTCTAGTCGTGGTATGGGAACAGTTGAAGATAAAAATGGTCAAACACTGGTGAAAGGGGATTTTGTTCTTTCTACAGTTGATATTGTTCAAGATCCAAGCGCACCTGAAGCATTCGTTAATGGAATTATGGAAGGTGTAGAATGGATCTGGGAGAATGGTATTTTAAAACCTCAACAAATTGAAGAATACGAGACTGAAATTCATAAGGCGTCCAAATCTGAACTTGCAGAAGCTCAGAGAAGGATTTTTAGTGATTTCCTCTCCAAACTCTAATCATTAATAATAAAGCTATATGCAAAGTACAAACACAAAAGAACAAGAAGATATCATTGAAGATATCACAGAGCAACTGCTAGCTAATGAGGAGGTTGAACAGGATACAACTGAAGAAACCGCCGAAGAATCAGCTGTTACAGAATCTGGTTTATCTAATACTATTACTGACATCTTACTTGGCGAAAAGGCAAGTAAGACAGAAGAAGAAGAGGATGAAGAATCTGATGACGAAGAAGAATCTGAAGATGAAGAAGATGAAGATCTTGAAGAATCTGAAGAATCTGAAGAAGAAGAGGATGAAGATGAAGATCTTGAAGAATCTGAAGAAGAAGAGCCCGAAAACAAATCAGTTGAACTTCAAGCTGCTTATCAAAAATTGAAAGCAATGAAGAAAAATGATTTAGCTGCTGCGTGTGAAAACACTACTGCAAGCGATTCACTTCGTCCAAATGCAACCAAGCTTGAAATCTTGAATGCTATGTATAAGGAAATGAAGAAGATGAGCTCATCTAATTTAACTGCTGCTATTGATCAACTTGATAAGTTTCAAGATGACAAACAGAAGGCAACTTTTAAAGGTGAATCATCTGAAATTACATCTGCTCTGAATACATTAATTGAAAACGATGCAAGTCTTAGTGAAGACTTTAAGTCTCAAGCGTCAACACTTTTTGAAGCAGCAATTGCTAAGAAAGTTATTGAAGTACAAGAAGACCTAGAAGTTCAGTATCACGAAGATCTGAAGGAAGAAGTTGACGGTGTACGTGATACACTTGTCGAAAAGATTGATAATTATCTTTCTTATGTAGTAGAAACCTGGATCGAAGATAATCAAGTTGAAGTAATTTCATCTCTTAGAAGTGATATCGCTGAAAACTTTATTACTTCTCTTAAAGATCTATTCGTAGAAAACTACATTGATATTCCTGAAGAAAAGCGTGATATCGTAGAAGAGTTAACTGATGAAGTACACAGTGTACAAGGGCAGTTAGCTGACACTGAAGTAGAACTTAACGTGATGAAAAATCAAGTTGAGAACTATGAAAGAAACGAAGTTATTGCAGAATCATCACATGATCTTTCAGAAACTGAGTCGCACAAGTTCAGAACAATTCTTGAAGACATCGAATTCAATAGCAAAGAATCATTTGCGTCTAAAGTTAAAGTTATTAAGTCATCTCTCTTTAATCTTAAAGAAGAAGTGAAACAAGTAGCAGAAATTACAGAAGATGTACATGGTGAAACTGAAATTATTGTCGAGGGTGAAGGTAATCCAATGGATAGACTTCCTAATCATATGAAAGCATATGTAAAAGCTCTTGCAAAGAAATAATATCCCAACCAAACAACAACAAACAACAACATAAAGGAAAGAAATTAATATGTTAAATGCACAAAAAGAAATCGCAAAGTGGGAACCAGTATTAGAACATGCTGATGCACCTGCTTTCCAAGATAGCTACCGTAAGGCTGTTACAGCTAAGCTCCTTGAAAATACTGAAACTGCTCTTAGACAAGAAAGAGCTGAGTTTGGTATGATCTCAGAGAATAACGTTGCTGGTGACAGTAGCGGTAATTCTGCTATCACTAACTATGATCCAGTTCTTATCTCATTGGTCAGACGCGCAATGCCTAACCTCATCGCTTTTGATGTAGCAGGTGTTCAGCCAATGTCAGGTCCTACTGGTCTTATCTTCGCAATGAAGAGCCGTAAGAACAATGGTTCACCACTCAGTGAAGTTGGTCTTAATGATGAAGAAGCATTCTTCAGTGAGCCTTCCACAGGTTTCTCTGGTAATGGTGTGGTTGA